GAGGTTTCAGGTATGACCATTGAACAGTATTTCGCACAAATTGACGAAAACAATTTCGTTACATCGGTGCACGTAGTTACGCGCGAGTTTTTAGAAGCAAACCCCGAGCGTTACCCCGGCACATGGGTAGAAACATTTTTTGATAATCCAAACAAAACTTACGCCGGCTTTGGTTACATCTATAACCCAACAACCAAAGATTTTAGCCCACCGCCAACACCAACACTATTAGAATAATGAAATGGCGTTATTTACTTGCCTATACGTTGTTAGTAACCGTAGTAGTTTGGGGTTGTAGTGGGTGTACAGTTTCTAAAACAAACATTGAATACCAATGTTTTACAAAGGCCGCTTGTGAATAAAACACCGGAACAACAACACGCAGGGCTAATAGTTTTCGTTGGCCGTCTTATGGCTATTTGTTTTTCGTTTACCGTTATGGCGTTTATTTACGGCATTTTGTTTGTTGACCAACCAACCGAACAAGCACCAACAGACGCGCAACTAATTGACTTACTAAGCACGTTGCTTGTGTTTCTTACCGGCACACTTAGCGGCCTTGTTGCTTCAAATGGGCTTAAAAGCAAACCCGGCACTAATACAGAGGTTTAACCATGATTGCTAAAGCCCAACCCGGTGTTATAAACGGGCGCGATTACATAGGCAACAGCGACGGCCCCGCAACTGGCAAACGTGCCGGCACCGAGGAATTCGTTAGGCAAGCCGCCAAATGGTCTAACGGTGCTTTGTGGAATAACGGCACTTACGGCCAACGCGACGTTAAAGGCAAACCCGGTAACTTATCTGTACACGCAACAGGTCGCGCTATGGACTTGTCATACCGCAAAATGGACACTAAAGGCGTAGCAGAGGGCCGCAAGGTCTCTAAAGCGTTTATAGACGTTGTGGTAGCCAATGCAAACAAACTTGGTGTACAAATGATTATTGACTATTGGCCTAAACCGTTTGGTAGGGCTTGGCGTTGTGACCGGCAGGCGTGGAAAGCGTACGAAACTAAAACCGTTTCAGGTGCACCGGGCGGCGATTGGTGGCATATAGAACTAAGCCCGGCTATGGCAGATAATCCGGAAGCCGTTAAAACCATATTTGAAGCGGTATTTGGAGTATCCACAACCGCGTAACAATGGTTCGCTAGGGTTTTCTTTACCGACGGAAAGCCTAAACCTATGACAGACGTCCAAACGTTTAACTACGAAGTATTTGTTACTTCACTTGCAAACGGCCAAAAGGCCATGGTGCAAATTTTTAGAGACCCACAAACCAACGAAGTTCTACACGTACAACTAGCGTTTAAAAGCCCGGCTACCGGAACATGGGGAAACCCTTACCAAATGGAAGTAGCAAAATGATTGCACACAAGATAACCACAGGCGCAATAGCGCTAATTATTGGCGTTTTATTAGTTTTTAGCCCCGGTAATGCACAGGCCCCAACCGAAAATACACAGGTTGTACCGGCGTCGTTGCCACCAACCACAACTACTACCACAATGCCCGCATTGGTCACTACGTGTACGCAGGTTGCGACGTTAGCCCTAGCCGAGGGATTACCGCTTAGCGAACTAGAAACGGCTCTACGCGTCGCAGTACGCGAAAGCCGCTGCACAAGCGACGCATACAACGCAAGCGACCCAAGCGGCGGAAGTTTTGGCCTCTACCAAATTAACGGGTTTTGGTGCCGGCCTAACAGTAATTGGCCTACCGGTTGGTTACAGGCTAAAGGCGTATTGCAAACCTGTGACGACCTATACAACCCAACAACCAACACCCGCGCCATGGTTGCTATTTGGCGTAACAGCGATTGGCTACCATGGAATACAGCGAAGTAAAACAATATATAGACCCTGACAACTCACTAAGTGAAGAAAGCCGAAAAATGCTAGACCCGACACAAAACGCGTTACTAAGGCACCAAGCCGTACTAACAAACCTCATAGACGAAATATGCAGGCCTGCGCACATACCGTACAAACCTAAACACGCCGAACTAATTGCACGTCTAAAGCATTTAGCAGTAGACCTAGATTTAAGCGGCCAACAGGACGCATGGCAGGCCGTTAGCGAAGCAATAGAGGCATTGGGCGGCTAACCGTGGCAACTGTTTATTTAAGCCCGACGGAAATAACCTACGCATACGCAGTAGCAGAACTACGCCATGAAAACGCTAAAAGCAACCAACACCAAGACCGATTTAAAGGCGAATTTAAAAACACTTTGCCCGACAAAATAGGCGCATTAGGTGAATTTGCGTTAGCCAAACATTTAAACCTTTATTGGGGTTACGAACCGTACAACCCAAAAGCAAACGACGTAGGCCGTTACGAAGTACGCACAACACCACGCCCGGACGGTTGCCTACTTACCCGCGATTTTGACAAGCCGGCAATATACGTGCTAGCAACCTTAGACAAAGAAAACAAGGCAGTAATTTTGCGCGGTTGGAATACGTTGTATGAAACTATGCAAGTTGACCGGTGGGCACCGTTTATGCCGTTGCCATGTTTTAAAACTCCACAAACCTTGTTACACGCAATGAGTACGTTACCAAAAGCAATATAAACCCGACAATGAAAGACAAACCCGACGTGAGACCTTGCCCCAAATGCGGAGTAGCAACCTTTGCTTACAACGCAAACAAAACGCACAAACGTACTCTTTACTTCCACCCCGGAACCTGCAAAAAGGCGGCATACAAACATGGCATTTAACATAGACAACTACGTAGACGTACCAACACGTTTAGCGGAAGCATTGAAGCGCTACCCCGATTTACGCATACAAGAAACAGCCGCCGAGGTTGTAACCATGCCTGACGGAAGCACGTTTTACCGTTGCACCATTACCGTTTGGCGAGACGCTGCCGACCTAATCCCAAGCATTGCCACCGCAGCCGAACCATACCCCGGCAAAACGCCATATACAAAAAATAGTGAATTTATGGTAGGTATGACAAGCGCGTTAGGCCGTGCACTTGGTTATATGGGTTTTGGCATTAGCAAAAGCATTGCTTCACGCAACGAAATAGAGGCCCGCCAAGACCCTAAGAAACCGGACGCACAAATAGCACCTATCAGGCGCGAACAGCCAACCAACACACACAGCAAAGGCGCAAGCCAAAAACAAATATATTTTATTAAGTCATTGGCCAAAGGCGCGGGTTTTGATGAAAGCGCGTTACACGATTACATTGCAGCAACGTTAAATAGCGACGCAATAACACTTGAAACGTTAAGCCCCGAACAGGCTACGCAAATGATAGACGCGTTAAAATCACTACCTAGCAGTAAAGCCGACTAATGACATACGTAATGTTTAATATCGTTGGCGTTGTGCTTGGCGTTTGGGGCACGTTGCTAGTTATCTTGTGGCAGCGTAAGCAATGAACGAAGCCGCATTCAAAAATAGCGTTATAGATATTGCTACCCGTTACGGTTGGTTTGTACACCATGATTTACCCGCAATGAATAGGCGCGGCCAATGGGCAACACACATACAAGGTAATAGCGGTTTCCCCGACTTGGTACTACTCAACCCTAAAGGCGTGCTAGTTTTCGCAGAACTTAAAACCGACATAGGACGTTTAAGCAAACAGCAAGAGCAATGGTTAGACCGGTTGGACTTGTCAGCCTGCATAGTGCAGGTATGGCGACCTAACCAAATGCCAACAATAATAAAGTTTCTAGCCACCGCATAGCGGTTGGATTAGCCACAGACTTACACCGGTTGCACGGTGTTGGGTAACACACGGAAAGCGTGGGTAGTGTGCCATGCCCGTAATCATGCGCGACGAAATGACCGGGCCAATGGCGCGGCAGGCTGTAAACATAATCAGCCAATACAATTAAGTGGGTACGGGTTAGGGCAACCCCGTGGGTGGGGCTTTAACGCATTAGGCTTTACGTTGTGTAAGCATTAGATACACATAACAAACAAACGTTAAAGGATTAGCCCGACATGATTAGTAACCAACAACACCAACAGCAAGGCGCGTGCGCCGCGCTAGCACAAGCCGCAGGCGCGTGAGCAATGCCAAGCAAACACAAAGGCAGTAGGCCACGCAACCAAGCCGAATACAAACGCAACAAACTAATACTGTTACAAGAAAACCCGTTCTGTGTTTACTGCGGTAAACCTGCAACCGAGGCCGACCATGTAATAGAGGTAGACCGTTGGCCGGCAGGTCAACCCGGTGTAAACAATTTGGATAACCTACGCAGTTGTTGCCGTTCATGCAACGCTTCACGCGGTAACAAGTACAGAGCAGCACGAGACGCCGGTAATTATGTTGTCACCAAACCCAATGCCAGTAACGAAAATAAAGTCAAACACTCTCCGCGTTTTTTTCACAGTGACACAGAAGCC